GTCTTCTCGCCGCGTTCTACCTCATGCTCAACTGGCCGAACGGCTGGGACAATCAGCACCCGATGGCCGGACCCGAGTTCTACGCCGCCAGGACCGAGCTTTTCGGCCGCCAGCAACCTACGTCGCTCGATACTTGCGCGCCCCAATGGCGTAAGGCGATCGGGCTCTAACCGAAGTGTCGCCGACGCCCGGGCCTAGGACAACTTTTCGGCGAAAATGTTCGTGTAGAATTGCCGGATAATAAAACTGCCGGCGCTGGATGCCTGGAGCGCCACCGTCTTGGTGCCCGTGAGGGTGACTACTTCGCTGAGTGCAAAGTCCGCAGCATTGCCGGTTTGAATTGAATTATTGGCGAACGAAATTGTTGTGCCGTCGGTAATATTTTGGATCCAGTAGGCCATCGTATTAGTGCCACCGGTGCTGTCGTTTCTTCCGGTAGCAATTATTCGCCACGTGCCGGCGGTTAGGCTAACAGTGCATCCGGTCACGGTCGCCTGACTACCCGTAACCGTATAGTCACCCGAAGGGCGCCCGATCTGGTAGGTGATGGTCGCCGCCGCCGCCACCGTCGAACACACCCCCGTCGTGCAGCTGATCGTCGACCCATCCCCCTCCATCAGCCCGAACTGCGAATTGGTGGCCTTTTGGCAGGCGGGCGCGGCGTCGCTACGCATGTAGGTCGAGGCCGAGCCGTTCACGGCCGAGGGGCCGCAGGTCGCGGTCGGGTTGGCCGGCGACGCGCCGCAGGTCCCGTTCGAGGCCGCCGTGGCCCGGCCCTTGGCGTCGAAGGTCGCGTTCGCGCAGGTGTAGGCCCCCGCTGTCACGCCGGAATTCGCCAGCGTCTCGCCGCACGAGCCCGCCGGGTTGGTCACGTCCCCGGTCAGCGCCGGGTGCGTGGCGCAAGGGATCGTGTCCCCCGCCTTCATCGGGATCGCACCGCCGCTGTAGTTGGCGAGCGGGGTCTTGTCGGCGGCGAAGGCGAGCGCGGGCGCGCACGCCATCCACAGGGCCGTCAGGCCCGCTAGGAAACGCTTCATGATGCCTCCGAAGGTCAGGCGCCGATCCCGCGCTGGGGCGCGAAGAACAGCTTGGTTCCGGTGTCGTCGGCGGTCCCGAGCACCTGGTCGAGGTTGCCGGGCGTGCTCGGCGGCGTGACGGTGATCCCGCCGCCCACATCCAGCCAGTAGGTCGCCCCCTTGGTCAGGCTCGCCTTGGGCACGTATTGGCCGGGCAGATAGACGAGGACAGCGCCCGACGAGGCGCCGGCCGAAATCCAGCAGTTGCAGGGCTTGTAGGAGCCGCTGCTGGGATCGGAGACCGTGGCGTCGGCGTTGACCACCTTGGCCGTCCCGCTGTCGTCATACATGTAGCCAGGGCCGACCACGACCGTTGCGCCCACCGTCGGATTGGCCGTCGCCCCGCTGCCGAGAACGGTCGTTGCGTCGGACCCGGTCGAGCCGGTAGAGGACCCGACCAGATTGTTCATGACCACGAAGTAGGTGTAGTCCGATCCCGCCGTCGCTGTGCTGTCGATAAAGGTGCTTCCCGCGGGCCCCGATCCGATAGCGGTCGCTGAACCGATCGAGGCGCCAAGGCCCGGCGCCCGAAGGACCGTCCCGCTGCTGACGTTGTCGCTGGCGGGGGCTGCGGGGATCACCACCGCGTTGCCGGACGGTGTCGGTGTGACCGCCGGCGCTCCAGGCGTTGTGGGAACGCCGTTCGTTCCGCCGCCGTAGCCCGTCCCGCCGGGCGTGTAGGTGTAGGTGGTGACGTCGCTGAGCTGCTCGCCGGCCGAGACGAAGCGCCAGTAGAGCGGCGTGCCGTCGACGTAGCCGGCGGGCATGGGCGCCCGGAACACGAATTGATCGACGCGCACGAACGGATCGCCTGTCGAGTGGCCTTCGTTCGGCGAGCCGTTCAGCCCCCGCCACAGACGGGTCAGCCAGAAGACGTCGCCGCCTTCTGCCGTGACAACCTCGGCGGTCATGTACTCGCCATTGACCCAGTACGGGATCTGGGCCACCTCCGCGTCGCGCGCGCTGGACGGCAGCGGTTCGCCGCCGGACTCGAGCGTGGTGACCTTCAAGGTGTTGGAGGTGTCCGGGTTCGGGTGCGTCCAGGCGGCGATGTTGGCCGTGAGCTTACCCATGCAGCTCACGCCGATCTGGGTGCCGATGTAGCTGTAGTCGGCGGTCACATCGGATGTGGCCATGTAGACGTCGCAGCCGCCCCAAGAATCGTTGGCCGTGGTCCCGTCGCCGCCGGAAAGCGCGATCAGGAGGGTGGCCTGTCCGCCGGTCTGGGCGGGCAGTCCCGGCAGCGTCGATGGCGGTTCGATGAACACCGGCGGATTGACCGGACCCCCCAGCCCCAGATCATTGGAGAGCGCGTTCGCGTCTGCGCCGGGCGCGGTGGAAACGTAGATGGCCGAAGCGTCGCGCTTGGCCTGGAACTCGGTCACCCCGTTGATACCGCGGGTCTTGTGGGTCAGCCGGACCAGTTCCGGGCCGGCCGGCGACTGCATGGCGTAGTTGCGGCCGCACTCAAGGAAGAACAGGCGATCGTCCGTCGCACCGGGCTCGAAACCCTGGCGCGACGTCCACGGCTCCCAGAGCATCCGCTCGGCGACCTTGCGGCCGATGTCCGAGGTGAGCGTCAACTGGACCGATGTGGAGATGTTGCTGCTTGTCGAGCCTGTTTCCCGGATCGCATATTGGGTGTTCTGGTTCAGATCCATGGCGGGATCGTTGAAGGTGATCGCCGCCATGCGCGGGAGCGCGCCTTCCGGGTCGCGGGGCCAGCCGAAGGCGTCGGGCTGGGTGTCGCCGTAGGGGTGGGCCGCGAGCATGTCGTACTCGATCAGGACCAGGGCCGGATCGCCGCGCGGTGCGAAGCGCAGATCGCCCGCCACCTCGGCGGCGTCGAAATTGTAGACCAGGCCGAGCGGCTGGATCGCCGAGACGCCATCCGCCTGCCCAGTGATCGCATAACCGTCCACGGTCTGGGTCAGGCGGCCGCTCGACACCATCGCCTTTGAATCCACCCCGCAGGCATTGCAGATGTCGTCCACGACCTGCTGGAGGGTGACGGACGTATCGACCCGGCAGATGGCGCGCAGAGTGGGCACGGCGTTGCCGAAGGGCGTGCCCTGCAGGCTGCGGATCACGATGTTCGCGGTGCCCCGGTACGCAGGCGTCTGGCCCACACCCAACGCCGCCTCGATGGTCGGGTCCGGGACGGCGATGCCGTTGCCGGGATAGACGGTGACGGTGTCGAAGTCCTTGTGCGTGCCGCCGTCGTGCGGCCAGGTCACCGCGCCATAGGCGTCCGGGGTCGGGTCGCCCGACATCGAGCGGTCGGCGTCGAAGATCAGGTTGCCGTTGGCGTAGAGCTGACGCAGCCAACTCGCCTCGAATGGCCCGGCGCCGAAGCAGAACTGGGCGTCGCAAATCTGCGGAGGGGGCTGCCCGGACTTGCCGGCCGACTTCGAATTCTTGCCCCCGGCCGAGCGCCATCCCGACGTCCAGGTCATGTTGCCGGAGAGCGGGACCTGGGGGCCCCACGCCCGGGCTATCGGCTGCCCGAAGGTCGAGCTGGTGATCAGCGGCGGCGGCTGCCGTGGGACTGGGAACAGCACGTTGTCGATCAGGCCGCCGACCATGGACCCGATGGCGCCTCCGAGAGGACCGCCGAACGCCGTCCCGACGATGCTGAGCGCGAACGAAGCCATCAGACGACCAGCCTGGGAAAGCGCCAGTAGCTATGGGCGCGTGCTGGCCAGTCGGCGGAATAGGTGATCTCCCGCACACGGGGCTCGCCGTCGATGCGCAGGTAGGGATAGGCCTGGATCATGGTGGTGCGCGTCCTGAACTGCGCCAGCAGGGCAACGTGCATCGGGAGCTCGCGCTTGCTCCAACCGAGCGCGACCACATCGGCGGGGCCCCACTCGTCGTCGCCAAGCCGAAGCATGTGCTCCTCGAGGCCCGCGATCAGGCGCTTCGGGTTCGGAAGGCGCCCGTAGTCGAGCAAGGGCGAATAGGACGGGTCCGGCCGATCCAGCACGTCGGCCTCCACGCCGACGCCGATGATCAGGTGGATGCAGTCGACGGCGACGCCCTTGTTCTGCTGCCTGTGCTTGACGGGCGTGTTGATCCAGGTGCGCCCGACGGCCTGGACCGCGGCCGGGGTCCTATTTGAACAGGTCATCGGCGTTGGACCGGAGGGCGTCTGGGCCGGGTGTGTCAGGGAAGCCGCCATAGCTCTCATAGACGTCGTAGTTGTCCTGACAGGCCGGTTTGTTCTTCGGGCAGCCGGGCTCCAGGTCGAAGAGGTCGCCGGGCTCGGGCGGGAACGGCAGGAGGTCCCAGAGCGAGAGCGCCTGGGCGCCGAAGTCGACGGTGTTGACCTGTAGGACGACGCCGGCGTTGACGCCGTAGGTGAACTTGACCTTGCCCAGGTTCCAGAGCGCCGTGCCGCCGGGCGTGGGGCAGTCGAAGAACATCAGGCCTCGGCCCTTCGAGCCGGTCACGCGGGCGTTCCTGATGGTCAGCGACGGCACATCGACCGGGCAGCCGATGCCGTTCGGATCCCGGCTGAAGTCCAGGACCCCGAAATCCCAGCGGCAGCCGGGCCCGAAGAAATCGACGAGGCCGGTCTGCTGCAGCTTGTGGCCGGGTCCGATCACCTCGGCGGAATAGGTGCTCTGGCCGAAGCTTATCTTGCCGATCCATCCTGCCCAGTCGCGGAAAGGTGGGGACGGAAACGGCGTCTCCCGGTCGACCACCCACAGTTCGACGAAGGCGTCGTCCCACTTGCCGGCGTAGATGTCGACGTCCGAAATGGCGTCGTCTTCGATCACGCCGATGAGGCTGGTTGAACCCACCGATCCCAGTTCCGACGAGGATTCGGCGGCGCTGTCCTGGAAGGAGGCGCAATGGCGCCAGGTCTGGAGTCCCCAGGTGTAGTCTTCGTCAAGGGAGGTGAACCGAAGCTCCATGCCGTCCGTTCTGGTAATCGTCAGCAGGTCGGTGCGCTGGGTAGCCGCTGGTCCGAGGAACGCCACCACGGCCACGTCGGCGCCATCCAGGCGCCCAAGCGTGTCCGGATAGCCGAGCACGGCCACGTCGGCTCCATCGAGCCGGGCGTCCAGTAGTGGGAAGCCCACGATCGCAGCGTCGGCTCCGTCGAGCCTGCCGCTCGTGGGCGCATAGCCGACGACCGTAACGTCAGCGCCGTCTAGATCGGCGTCGCCGGCCATGCGTCACAGGGTCCGGGTGAAGGTGAATTCCGTGGCGTTCATGGCGGCTTCCGAGAAGGGTGCGCCTGAGGTGCTCGGGTCGGTGGACTGGATGCCCCAGTGCCAGACCTCGCCCATCTGCATCGGCTGGCCCAGTTGCTCGACCTCGACGCCGGAGACCTTGAACCCCGGCGCGACGTTGCAATCCGAGCCGTCGGTCTTGATGCCGCGGAACGAGAGCTGCTGATAGACCGGAATCGTACCGGTCGGCGCGGAGGCTGCCTTGCATCCGGTCTTCTGGCCGATGGATGCGGCCTGGATGTAGGTCGAGGCGTTCTTGTCGATCAGCACGCCATAGGCGGTGGCGCCGCCGGTGATCGACCAGTCAGCGTCGGCGGTGTCCTGGTTGAGCAGGCGCTGAAGCACGGCGGCGTTGCCGACGAAGTCCACGGGGCCTTCGCCCTCCAGGCTGTCCCAGGCATGGAGGTCAGCGAGATCGGTCTGGATTTCTGGATCATGTGAGCCGAGGGCATACATGGCGCCGATGGCGACCTGCGAGACGTCGCCGGTGCCCCTCGGGTCGGTGTCGATTCCCCCGATGTTGACGCGCGTGACCCCGTCGACCCGGAGTTCATAGTTTCCGGTCGAGCCATTGACCGTGATCCGGTCCTCGATGTGGTGATAGGTCTGCGGGTAGAAGCAAGGCAGTGACCTGTAAATCCGATTCGGCGCCCAGCTCCCGCCATCGCCACCGCCGTCCCATGCGCTCCCGGAATAGACCGCCATGGCCCCGTCGGTGCCGATCACCACGTATAACTGCGTGTTGTTCACCGCATTACGCCAGGCGCGCACGAACATGCCGGCGGCCCAGCCGAAGGTCTCCGGTTCGCAGACCGGCAGTTGGTTGAGATAGACGCGCGTCGCCCATCCCGCCACGGTTTTCGGCGCACCGAGCACGCGACGCATGATGCCGTTGCCGTGCAGGGCTTGGCGCATGTGCGAGGCGCCGGCGCGCGGAGGATTGGCCGTCGAGATCCCCCATCCGCTGTCGACCTGGGCCCACGCTCCCTGGAGCATGTCCGCGGTGTTGTAGTACTGTCCGAAGTGGTCGGCCCACAGTCCAGCCATCAGCAGCGCCTCACCTCTACGAGGTCGATCTCAGCGGCCCCGTTCGTGTCCATGGAATGAGCGATCTGGTCGAAGGCGTCGTCGCCTTCCCAGCGCACCTCGGTGTCCCAAAGGCCGCCCCAGGTCAGCGCAATGCCTGCATGGGGGACCGGGCTGATCGTCACAATTCCACCCGGCCTGCTGATCGACGTGATCGAGTACGGGCCGCCGAGGCCGCCGGCGATCGAGCCCGGCGCGACCCCGTTCATGAGGATCTCGATGTCATCCAGGATCGGCAGGAAGATTTTGCGCGTCTGGGTGAACCCGCCGATCTCATAGGCCTTGGTCAACTGGAACTGGTAGGTAAGCCCGTCGCCCGTTCCCAGGGCCTGGTCGAGCCCGGTCCATCCCGGCTCGGTATTCGGCTCGTCGAGATCACAGCTGGCGAAGTCGAAGGGATCGCGGAACGGGAAGGTGTAGAACGGCCCGGCGACGACCATCCAGTGCTTCAGCGCCGCGTTGAGGGTTGTCTGGTCGGCGACCGCCTCGGGAAGCTGGAACTTGCGCAGGGGATTGTTCCAGTTGCGGTTGCGCGCCTCGTCGCCCGACTTCATCAGGTCGATCTTGGTCGAGAAGCGCGGCATCGACCGGCAGGGCATGCCCTTGATGTCCTCGGGCAGGTAGACGTCGCGGAAGCTGTCAGCCATCCCCTAGCCCCGCTGGCCGCTGCGGCGGTTCATGCCGCGCTCGATCTGGCGCTGGCTGCGGCCGAAGCTGCCGGCGTCCTGGGTCACCACCGTCATGTTCACGGTGTGGCCTCCGCGCGGGCTGTGGCCGCCCTTTGGCGTCACCCGCTCGCCCTTTTGCAGGATGGCGGGGAACTCGTCCGGGGCGAGGCCGCTGTGAAGCCGCGGCGCCGTGGCGAACAGCTTCGGCTGCACCGGGACCATGCGGGCCGGGGTTCCGACGTAGGACGTGCCGGTGTGGAACAGCCCGGCCATTTCCGACAGGGCGCCCCCGGTGTCCTCGCCCGGAGCGCCGCCCATGCCGCCGCCACCACCGAACAGGTTCTTGACCATGCCGAAGATGCCGCCGCCGGATCCTCCGGCAGGGTCGTCGGCCGACTTGGTGAAGATCGGATCGCCGGCCGAGCCGGTCGGCTTGGCCGAGCCGCCCTTCCCCACGCCGAAGATGCCGCCGGCGAGCTGGCTTAGGACGCCGCCGTTCATGCCGCCGGCCGTCTTGGACTGATCGGTCCCAAACAGCCCGGCAAGCGGACCTTCGCCGGTCAGGGTTGCCTTCAAGGCGTCCTTGCCGAGGCTCTTGGCGATGTCCCTCCCCGCCTGCCCGATCTTCTTGCCGTCGAACACCACGGCCTCGATCTGGCTTTCGAAGTCGTCGGCGACGGTCTTGGCGGCGGTGGCGAGCCCCTTCTGCTGATCGGCGAACTTGCGGGCTTCGTCGGACGCCTTGGCATAGCCGCTGGCCAGCTTGTCGATGTTCGAGAGTTCCTGCGGGCTGAGCTCGATACCGTCGCGCTGGGCCTCCAGGATCAGCTTCTGGGCCATGTTGTATTTGTCGGCCTGCTCCAGGGTCATGCCCATGGTCGCCTGCTGCTTCTGCAGCGCCTCGGTCTCCTTCTGGACCTGAAGCGTCATCTGCCGGTATTGATCGAGGCTGACGACATTGGCGTTGGCCGCCGCGGCATCGCCGGCCGAGGCGATTGAAGCCTGTCCCTCGGGAGTGGCCGACGCCTTGTCGCCGAGCTGCTGGCTGCGCTGCAGCCGCGCCACGGCGACGTCCTGCGTCGCCTTCGGCTGCCCCACCATTCCGGCGCGGAGCTTGGCGACCTCGATCTCGTCCTTGTCGCGCTGGGCAGTGTCGATGGCGAGCGAGTGATCGACCGAGTCGTTGTAGGCCTTCTGATCCTTGGTCAGTTCCTTCAGGATCGCAGAGAGCTTCGCCTTGGCGTCGCCGCTGGCGTTCGCGAGCGCCGCCTCGATGGGCCGCAGCGCGAGTTCTTCCTTGACCTGCTCGTCGGCTTCCTTGCGGGTCAGCGTGCCCGAAGCCACGGCGGCATCGGCCCTTTGGCGAGCCTCCGTCTCGGCCCGTAGGTCGGCGGCGGTCTTCGCCGCGCCAGACGCCGCCTTGGCCGCCGAGAGGTTGAGTTCGTCCTGCGCGATCTTTGCCGCCTGCAGAGCGGTGCGATGATGACCGGCCTCATCGGTCATGGCCTTCATCGTCGCCTCGGCCTTCATGGCGGCGGCGTCTGACCTGCCATAGGCGTCAGCAAGCGCGAGTTCGCCGCTGATCTGGGCCTGAAGCGTGTTGTCCTTGGTGGTGAACGGGTCGAAACGGTCCCGGGCCGCACCCTTTTGCCGAGCCCCGGCGACCAGCGCGTTAGCGTCGGCCGTGCTCAGCACCTTGCCGGCGAGCTCAAGCTGTTCCTTCTGGGCGGCGATGTCGCCCTTCAGCGCCGAGGTCTTGGCCTTGCGGGCTTCGGCGTCCAGCCGGTCGGCCTGGACCTGGCGCTCGGTCTCGACGGAAAGGCCGTCGTTCGCCGCCTGTTTGGCAAGGTCGCCATAGGTCTTCAGGGCGCGGTTGTAGGCGTCCAGGGCCTGGGTGTCGCGCTTGACCTCGTCGGAGTTGTCGCCGTGCAACTGGGCGTCGGCGCGACGGGCCAGGTTCAGGCGGAACACATTGCCGCCCAGCGTCGATTGAGCTCTCTCGCCCTGCTCGCCGGGCGTGGCCTGCACGAGTGGAAGGCCAGCCGCGGACAAGGCCTTCAACTGCGCTTCGTTCTGGAGCCGGGCGATGGCGTCTGCGTCCGCGGCGCCGTTTCGCCCTCCCCGCGCGTCCAGCGCCCCAGCAGCCTGCACCATGCGGAACATCGCATCGGCCGCCATGCCGATCCCGGTGGCGGCGTCAGAGGCCGCGACACCGACGCCGTGCATGAAGCCCTGCAAGCCACCGGCAGCCTTGGCCGCCTCGTCGGTGCGGTCCCTCAAGGCGCGGGTCAGGTCGGCCTGGGCCTGGGCCTTGTCGCCGAGTTCGACCTCGGTCTCGATCTGGCGAAGTTGTGTCGCATCCAGAAGGGAAAGCTTGGCGTTGAGGTCTTCGGCCCCCTTGATGGGGTCCTTCATGGCCTCGGCCAGTTCCTTCTGCGCCGCCACGGCCTTCTGGCCGGTCAGGGCCGCGAAGTCCTGGGTCGCGGCGCTCAGCTGCTGCACCGTGTCGATGCTACGGACGCCGGCCGCCGAATAGGCCTGCATCGCCTTGACGTTGTCGTTCACCGAGGATGTGAACGAGCCGAGGCCCTGGAATGAGGCGTTGTTGATCTGGCCGGCGGAAATGCCGGATGCGGCGCCGAGGCCGACAGAAGAGACCAGCAGTTGCCGCTGCTGTTTCTCGTAGGCGATCAAGGCCGCGATGCCGGCGATCGTGGCCGCCGTGACCCCGATGACCGCCAAGCCCACCGGGCTCATGGCCGCCGAAAGCAGTTGCGCCGTCCTGGCCTGCCCGAGCATCGCCTGGCCCAGGATCATGGACGACGACGTCATGCGGGTGAAGCGGCCGGACAGGGCCTCGTGGACGAGGACGAGGCCTTCGTAGGTCGCCCGGCTGGAGACGTGCGCTGCGGTGTTGGCCGTGGTGGCGACCGTGTCGGCGGCCGTGGCTGCGGTATCTCGGACCATGGCGCCGGTGGCGGCTGTGGTCGCTTCAAATTGCGCCCGCTGCGCGGCGGTGGCGCTGTTCAGGGCCTCCGCGAAGATCTTCTGTTGCGCCGCCGCGCCCATTGTGGCCGTGACGGACGCGGTGTTGGCCCCCAGCACGGACTGGACGAGCCGCATCTGGGCCTGCGTGAGCGCATCGGTCGCCTTGGCGGCATTGCCCATGGCCTGGGTCGCGGACTGGTCAAAGGCCTGCGCCTTGGCCCTCGCCGCGTCCAGGTCGGCGTTGTACTTGTTGAGGTCCGCCTTGACCTCGACGCTTACGCCGCCGATGACCGGTTCGTCAGACATGGAACCTCCTCGTCATCGGGGTTGATCGCCCTTCGGCCGCTTCTTGGGCCTGTGGGACGCGTTGTGTTCGGCGGCGAACTGCTTGAAGCGGTCCGACAGCGACGGCTGTTTGGCGAACGGGTTTTTGCGGGGCGGAAGCTTGATGCCCTGGGCGCCGTAGGCGATGCGCTCCAGGTCTTCCATTTCCTCCCAGTGCCCCTCCAGCGCCAGGAGGATCGACTGAGGATCGGCGGCCATGGCCACGGGCTCTGACCACTTGAGCCGGCCCATGGCCTGCTTGAGCAGCCACAGATACCAGTCGATCAGGTCTAGCCGTTCGGAGGGTTTTCCTCGCCCGTGGCTTCGCCTCCGAGGCCGATGGGCTGGCCGCCGTTGGCCAGGGCGCCGATGAACGGCAACACCGCCGCGCGGACGTTCAGCAGGCCGGTCGCGTAGACCTTCTCGGGCAGACCTGTCACGGCGCCGGGCCCAAGCCCCAGGCCCGCCCGGATCACGACACACAGGGTATCGAGATTGCAGGCCAGCACGCGATCCACCACGCCCTGGACATTTGCCGAGCCGTAAATGGCCCCTGGCTCGCGGGACAGGGTCAGTGCGGCCTGGGGGCTGCACTTCAGGGTGATGGTTTCGCCGGCGAGGTCGAAGGTGACGTCGCCGGCGCCGGGCATGGGGCTCGCGGCCATTCAGGGCTCCTGGCTTCCTGGTCGGTTGTCGGACCGTGGACTTAGGTCGGATCGACCGAGGTGATCGGCGAGTTGACGCCGAGGTTGAAGGTCGTCTTCACGACATTCGAGACATTCCCGACGTTGTCCCGCTTCGACATCACCTTGGCGTAGAAGTAGAGGATGGTCGGCGTGCCGCCCAGGGTGATCTGATCGTTCAGCATGATCTTGAAGTTGTAGTCGAACTTCTGACCTTCGGCGGCGATCAGGGCCGCCTGTCCTTCATCCAGGGCGTCCTTGCCGACCACGAGCGCCAGGGTGCCGGCGTCGCGCGGGCCCTTGAACTTGCGGACCCGGCCGTCCTTCAGGGCGGTGAAGGTGATGGCGGCGGATTCGTCGCCGACCTGGCCGCCGTCCTCGACCTCTTCGATCTCGATGTAGCTGTCGGCTTCGAACTGGCCGAGGTTGGCGGCGATGTTGGTGGTCCCGATGAACACTCGGGCGCCGCCTGCGGGGTTAACCGACATGGGTGGGCTCCTGCGAAAGGAAGGCCGACGTCATCCGACGTTGGCGGGCGCCGTTGCCTAAGCGGCGGTCAGGCGAAGCTCACAGCTGCTGGAGCCGGAGCTGAAGCGGGACGATGCGGCAGAGCCGCTTGTCGTCGTCAGTCGGGCCGACGATCGGACCGGATGCGACGATGTCGATGACGTGGAAGCCGGGGACCTGCACGATCAGCCGGTTCCGGTGAAAGAGGTCGCGGACCAGGTAGCCGAGCTGTTCCACGATCCTGTAGTGCGTGGGCTGGTCGCCATAGATCAGGATGTCCCGGCGCGGCATCGGCCGACGGGCGGTCAGTCCGTCCATGTTGCCGGCGGAGATGTCGGGGCCGATCACCGCGAACGGGGTCACGGCGTCCGTCGGGATGGGCTTGCGGGTGAAGACGGCCGGGTAGTCCTGCCACACCGACAGCAGGGCCGCGATCGGCGCGCTGTTGATCATCGGCAGCCGCATGGGCCCCGCCAGGTCATAGCTCATCGCAGGCTTGCCTTGATCGCCGCCGCTATGCCTGCCGGCAGCGATGGCGCGACCTGATCAAGCGCGGGCCTGGCATAGGGGCGCGCTTCCATGGTCTCGGTTCCTGTCTCCAGAGCCAGGGCATAGTCCGTCGACCAGTTGGCGATGCCCGTGATCACCATCGGATCTCCGCTGTCCGGATAGAGCGCCTGGCCTGATTGGATGAGAGCGCCGGTGTCGGTCGCTGGGCTTTCGCCCGGCGCAGAGGCCTGATGCTCGATCCCGCGGCGCTTGTAGACGCGGCCTGACTTCGGGGGGGACGCGATGAGCCGGTTACCCTCGCCGAGCACGCCTTCTGTGGCATTGGCGACCGCCTGGCGAGCGCCCTGCACGATCAGGGCGGTGGTGGGCCCAGGGTTCCAGTTCACGGTCATTGAGGCGCCTGGACCGAATAGGCCTGGCAGACGAACAGGGCGGTGGCCGGGTCTGTTGCGACCTTGCGTAGCTGCCACCACTGGCCGGAACCACGCGGCAGTTCGGCGGTGTCGTCCTTGGTCGGCTGGACGCCGCGCGGCAAGCTGGCAGAGAAGATGTTGACCTTCACGTCCGTCTCGGGAATCTCGGCGGCGACCCGGAACGCCTCGTTGTAGGCCTCCTTGAAGCCCTCGAAGCCCCAGGTCAGGACGTCGGTGGCGATAGGATCGCCGCGGTCGTCCAGGCCGGCCGACATGGCTGGCGCCGCACGCCGCAGCGTTCCCTTCTGGAGCTTGCCCTTGAACCCGGCGTAGACTTGCCGGCTCAGGGCGCCGTCAAGCAGCCCGGCCACGACGCATCAGTTCGGCATGGACGATGTCGAGCGCCGCCGGTTTGCCCTCCACCGGCTCGCCGGAAATCACGCGGGCGAGCTTGAGGAGGCCGAAGAACGGCAGCTTGGCGTAGTTGGGCGGGATCGGCGGTCCCGCTTCAGGATCGACGCCCGGGCCGTACTCGACCAGGCGCGCCATCCAAAGACGCCGCAGGGCCCGGAAGGGCATCGCGCCCTTCTTGAAGGGCTGGCCGGGCGCATAATCGACGCCGTCGGCCCGGAACGCGCGCCGCGCCACAAGCGGGCGCGACGCGTCGAACCGGTAGCCCATGCCCTGATCCCAGAGGCCGAGCCGAGCCATTACGCGCTCTGGGCGCTCTTGACGGCGTGCTCGAAGAACACGCCAAGGTCGGAGCCGACCTGCTTCTGGTCGTAGGCCATCTCGATCTCGACCCGGTCGGAAGACAGCTGCTCCATGCGGAACTGCTTGATCCGGTAGCCGAGCGAGGTCGC